ATAGAATTGACACAAGTCGTAAAAGGGTGACCACTCGGAAGTGACTTATTCCACTGGTAGATGTAGCACTGGTTAGTCCCATCACCACCAATGTGGCGGGAATGAACCAAATCTTCCCACAAAACGCGCCTAATCATAGCATTTTTATCTCCATCACCATACCACTCGTTGATGTACTCCAGGAGTTTTGCCATCAAGCCAGGCTGTTCGGATGCATCAAATGACTTGAAATCACCATCGAAAACCTTATCACCTTTCTGTTTAAGAAACGTTGCAGCAGTATACCACTCAGTGTAAGTACAAATTCCAGGTGCCATTCCACTGTTAGTGTGCGTGCGCATCATGGCACTGCTGAAAGCGCCAAAATACATGCGGAAGGCAATGGTGTAATCAATGGGAGCTGAAGAAATCAGCCGGGTTTTAACAGCCTCAACTTTCTCAGGTGAACGGAGTTCGTCCTTAAGAAAATCAGCAAAAACGTGACACAAGCGTTCGCCGTGAGCGGCACTAGAGATGATATGCTCAACTCGCGTTTTCAATTCTTTACACAAATCACTATCAAACTCAAATTCATTGTCGGCACCGAAAAACATCTTCTTCCCATTGACAACTTGCTGTGTGTACGGGTAACCAGCCGATGTGCCCCTAGGTAAAGAACGCATCTTATGTTGTGGCACGCCGAGACATGCTTCTTCGAAAGTGTAAACCAAACGAGGAAGCCCGTGGGAAAGTTCGCCAAACTTGCGCATTGCAACATGCACCGCAAGTTCAGTGAACTCATTCTCGATGATAAACACCGGTGAAGAGTATGGTTCGACGGCGTTGACCATGGGATAAACCAACACACCATCGCGCCAAACTGGAGCCAAAGGCGCCGGCAAATCGCGTGATGGACCAAAATCAAGATCCTCCTGGAACCGGAACAATTTAGAATTACGAGCCAAATTATTGGGCTTATCGACCTTACCAATGGGCAAGAAAGAACACATGTTCTGAAACGGTGGTTCGTCAGACGTCTGGAAAGAAACACCACGCGTAGCAATGTCCTCGACGAAACTATCGGTGATTGTGTTAAGTTCCCTCTTTGCTTTGTCAATCATTTCTTGAGTGATGATTGAGGAAAATCCCTTGCAGATCGCGCTGTCACCAGCAACATGAAGACCGAAACAAGTACGGCCGCTGAAATGGTTGGAGTCCATTAAGCACAAAGGTGCGCCACAGTCCCCAGGTTGAGTGGGGGCAGTGTAACACATGGCACGCTCAATTTGAACACCAGAAACGTGAAGCTGCTTGACGAAATTAATCCGAGGTATGGACCAAAACCTCTCGCGAGGAGTGGCCAACATGGTGCCGTTATCTGCAACGTCGCAAAGGGTCATGATGGCCCCAGATCCGTCGAGATAGCGCAAATCGTGCTCGGTTAAGAAATTCTTGGCCAAGCTACGGTGTGCACGCAGCTCATAGAAATCCACAAATTCGACATCGTGGTTGGGCATAGATAGCCGCTTGTATTTAAGAAAAGTTTTCACCTTCATGGGGAAAGTGTGCTGTGGGTTATTGACATGTTGAAACGTAAGTTGCGTATTCTCAGTCATCGTCCCATTAGCAATCTTCTCCAAAAACCGTCGAGTAAAATGAGCGGGCATTACGGCCAACGTGCTCTCAATAAAAAGCACCTGACCGGCAATGTTAACCTCATGTCCGTCCTTCCAAGACAATTTGTAGCTGTTAGCGTAAATGTTCTTCTGAACAGACAGGTCACCACCTTGGAAAACAG